CAGACTTTCCGTGACGAGTTGTACAAGAACAACATCAACCCTGTCGTGACATTCCCTGGTGAGGGAACGATCCTCTACGGCGACAAGACCGCACAGGCGAAGCCGTCTGCGTTCGACCGCCTCAATGTGCGCCGTCTGTTCATCGTCCTTGAGAAGGCAATCGCAACCGCTGCGAAGTACAGCCTTTTCGAGTTCAACGATTCGTTCACACGGGCACAGTTCCGTTCGCTCGTTGAGCCGTTCCTCCGTGATGTTCAGGCTCGTCGTGGTCTCATCGACTTCAAGGTCGTGTGCGACGAGAAGAACAACACGCCTGAAGTCATCGATAGCAACCGCTTCGTGGCTGACATCTACATCAAGCCTGCTCGTAGCATCAACTTCATCCAACTGAACTTCGTTGCTACGAGAACGGGTGTGTCGTTCAGCGAGGTTGGAGCCTGATTAGCAGCCTCTAAATAGAACAAGGAGTCACACCACATGTCACAGTTCAGCATTGACGCATTCAGAGCAAACCTCGTTAACGGCGTTGCCCGCAACAACCTCTTCCTCGTTCAGGGTAACTTCCCGAACGCAGGATTGGGTGCGGTCAACTTCGCAGCAGGAGTTGCAGGAGCATTCCTCGGTGCTGCTGCCGCTGGCGCAATCAACGCCGTGGCAGGAGCGGTTGGTGCGGGTAGCCCCAACAATCAAGTTGCCTTCCTTGCGAAGGCTGCTTCGATTCCGAACAGCGTATTGAACATCGGCACCGCCAACTACATGGGCCGTCAGTTCAAGTATCCTGCCGACCGAACCTTCAACGATTGGAACATCACCGTCTACAACGATGGTGCATATACCCTTCGCAAGGCGTTCGAACAATGGCAGAACACCATGAACACCAACAAGACAAACATCGGCCCGAATGCCATGAACACATTCATGACCGATTGGTATGTCTCACCGTTGACCCGTGAAGGTAATGTCATCACGACATATAAGTTTGTCGGCTGCTGGCCCTCGACCTTGGGCGAAATCGCCCTCGACATGGGTCAGCAATCTGAGCCGTCGAACTTCAGCGTGACGATGACCTATCAGTATTACGAGATTGCAAATATCACAACCTGATAGAAACATTCTCAAGGAACGCTCTCCCCAGAGTCACAATAGGAGCGAAGATTCGTAATGGCAGAACTATTTGGCTTCAAACTAGAGCGTACCAAGAAGCAGAAGGAAAACTTCAAGGCACTTAAGTCATTCGTGGTTCCGATCACGGATGACGGTGCCATTCCTGTTGAGGCAGGAGGCTTCTATGGTCAATATGTCGATCTTGACGGAACGGTACGCAACGATTTCGAATTGATCATGAAGTATCGTGAGATGGCGATGGATCCGATCACGGAGATCGCCGTCGATGACATCGTGAATGAAGCAATCGTTCTCGGTGAGAAAAAGGCACCCGTCAAGATCATTCTTGACCGCCTGAAGCAACCCGACAGCATCAAAGAGAAGGTTCACGAAGAGTTCAGAAACATTCTTCGTGTTCTTCAATTTGAGACCAAGGGCTCCGACATCTTCCGTCGTTGGTATGTGGACAGCAGAATCTACTTCCACATCATCATCGATGAGGAGAATCCTCAAAAGGGAATCCTTGAGTGCCGTTATGTCGATCCGATGAACATCACGAAGATTCGTGAGTTCAAGAAGGAGACCCTCAAGGACGGAACCAAGGTCATTGCGGGGTATCACGACTTCTATGTCTACAACAAGGACAACCCCCGTCAGGGCGGAAATGTCAGCGGAACCAAGATCAGCGACGATGCAATCGCATTCTGCTCGTCGGGATTGATGGACAGCCGCTACAAGCGTGTCGTTGGATTCCTCCACAAGGCAATCAAGCCGCTGAACCAACTCCGCATGCTTGAGGATGCCGTTGTGATCTACCGCATCAGCCGTGCACCCGAAAGACGAATCTTCTACATCGATGTCGGAAACTTGCCCAAGACAAAGGCAGAAGCCTATGTCAAGGGTCTCATGAATCAGTACCGAAACCGTCTCGTCTATGACGCAAACACGGGCGACATTCGTGATGATCGCAAGTTCATGTCGATGCTTGAGGACTATTGGCTTCCTCGCCGTGAAGGTAGCCGTGGTACCGAAATCACCACATTGCAGGGTGGAGCAAACCTCGGTGAACTCACCGATGTGATTTACTTCCAAAAGAAACTATACCGTGCATTGTCGGTTCCCGTCAGCCGCTTGGAGCAGGACAAGCAGTTCATGCTCGGTCGGTCTACGGAGATCACCCGTGATGAGGTGAGATTCACCAAGTTCATCCATAGGTTGAGAACACGCTTCTCGGAGTTGTTCTTCGACCTTCTGAAGAAGCAGTTGGTGCTCAAGAAGATCATCACGCAGGATGATTGGCCCGACATGCGGGAGTCCATCTACTTCGATTTCGTCAAGGACAACCTGTTCACGGAACTCAAGAACAGCGAGGTTCGCCGTGGTCAAATCGAAGAATTGGGCAATATCAAACCATACATAGGTAAGTACTATTCCCACGAATGGGTACGCCGCAACATCCTCAGTCAGTCCGAAGCAGAAATCCGTGACATGGATCGACAGATTGAGAAGGAGCGCAACTTGGGCAAGATCGAAGCCGATACTTCTCAGTTCGGTCTCGCATAAGGGATATCGATGGACGAACAGACACAAGACATCCTCAAGTCCGTTGTCGAGACCCTTCTCAAGAAGGAGGCTACGAAATTCCGTGGTCTCGTTCAGAAGGAATTGGCTGCTAAGGTGCATGCCAAAATCGAAGAACTGAAGAAGGCTCTGTCTGGTCAGGCGATCACCGATTCACCGACCACGGTCAAGGAAGTCGGAGGTGCGATGGCTCCTTCGGCACCACCCGTAACGACTCCAAGCAACGATATGGGCGCACCCTCCCCTGCGCCCGTGAAGCCCCTGAAGCCGAAGGACATCAAGATTGTCCCAACCGCTGCGGGTGCCAACAAGGACGATGTCTCTCTCGACCCAAACTTTGAAAAGGAATTCTTCGTGACTTCCTACGACTACAAGGGTCAGAATGTGATCGTCAAGCAAGTGGGAACGGGTTTCGGAAAGCCCGTTCGCATTTATATCAATGATCGTCGTTGGGAATTCTTCCCAGGTCCGAAGACCGCTGAGAAGGCAACCAAGTCGTACATCGATTCGATGATGACCGATGCGAAGAAAGATCCTGAACTTGCACGGAGCATGACCGACAAGGTCAACTCCGACAAGAAGCAAGGTGTCGCCGCAGCACCTCCTCAGGCAGATGCTGCGAAGGAACCTAAACCTACTGCCGCAGCAGGAAGCCCGAAACCCTTCTTCAAGGGAAAAAAGAAGTAAGCCATGAAGACTATCGCAAAATTTCATGTCATGGGCATGTCAAGTGTGGAGTTTAAGTTTGATCCGTCCAACCCCAAAGAGGTTGTGTCTGTCTTTGGAAATGAGACTCGCAAGATACCGACGAAGTCTGTGTTGGAGTGGATTCGCACTTACAAGCACATCGACAACATGCCACGCAGCGAGTATGGCACAGATAAAGTTCACTATGCGGTTGATGATGACGGTGGTTACCAATACACATTCTTCATCGGATCGTATTGGAGTAAGTTGTTCTTCAATCGCCAACAGATTCCTGCGCTTAAGGGACAACGAAAGATGGGAAGTATTAGCATACAGCCCATTTTCCCAGATCTCTACAGTTACAAGGATTGGCTAAAGTCAATTGAATCACAACTTCGTATGCGAGAAGAGATTGAGGATGGTCATGATGGCATTGACATCCAAGAGAAAATTGATGTTGATGCCCGAACAGGCATCTTCAGACGAACCCTGACTCGTTTGGAACAAGCCCGTGCTAGACGGGAAGGCAAAACCGATAAGTACATGGGAATGTACGACGATGGTACGGGCAAGGGTGTGGTTATGCCGAAACCAATCACATTCAACAAGGAAAGCAGGAGATTCACCGTGGAAATCGACGGACGCACAAAAGGACTTCGTGAAGCGATGAAGCGGGTCGAGATGTACCGCAAGTTGCGTGAGGAAAAGAAGAAGAAGACCCTCATGAGTTCATGGAAGGAATCGGTCGAGGAGACCGAATCCGTGATTCTTGAGGGAGCATCGCTCACCAAGGGTCAGATCATGGATGCCGTTGGCATGCAAGGCGGCAAGTTCGAAGTGAGCGAAGAGGAACTTTCTCCGAAGCAGAAGGCTTACCGTGCATTCTTCGCCAAGGCTCTGAAGAAGTTCGGCAAGGACTCCCCTGCATCGATGGATGATGG